AAAGACCTAGTTAAGAAGGGAGATTTGCCAGAAGAAGCCTTAGAAAACCCTACAAAGTACCAAAAAGAAGACGGTACCATGGTTTCTAAGGTAGAAGCACAGAATATACAAGCTGAACAGAAGCAAAAAGTCATATTCCAGCCCAATGAGGGGCCGCAGACAGACTTTCTAGCCTCTGTTGAGCGTGAAGTGTTGTATGGAGGGGCTGCAGGTGGAGGAAAAGTTGTACTTGAGTATCAGAGTGTTCTAACGCCTACAGGATATAAAAACATTAAGGACATCCGTGTTGGAGATGTTATTTGTGATCCTAAGGGTGGGGTGCAGACAATAACTCATATACACCCTTGGCAGGATAATGCTAAGTGGGAATTGGAGTTTGACGATGGGGCTATTTACGACACTGTAGCAGGACACCTCTGGCAGTATAAAATTGCAGGGGCAAGGAATTGGGTTGTTGCTACAACAGAAGAGATGCTTGCACATTCTACTTGTGTAGGTAGAGTTCCCCTAATTCCCACTACAGATGCTGTGTATTTTGAGGCCCAAGAAGTTAGCATAGATCCTTACACATTAGGTGTATTGTTAGGTGACGGGTGCATAACCAACCCATATATAGCTGTATCTAGCCACGAAGAGGATCAAGGTCATTATACATCTTTAACTCAGATAGAAGATGGTGATTGGCGTATTAGTGGGCAGAACATGCGTATTGTAGGGGAGAGCAGACAAGCACTAGTTAACTCTCTCAGAGACTATAATCTATTGGGCACAAATAGTAGTACTAAATTTGTTCCAGCAGAATACAAATATAATACGATTGAATGCCGTAAGCACCTGCTGCGTGGCCTTATGGACACAGACGGGTATAGGGATGCAGGTAGGGCTAGAGCAGAATTCTGCACTGTATCCCCTGCATTAGCTGAGGATGTTAAATTCTTAGCTCAGTCATTGGGGTATAGGGTTAGTGTGTACACTAAGACTGGATCTTATAAAAACAAGGATGGTGCTAAGCAGTTATGCCAAAAGGCATATAGGATTTATATTACAGGAGAGAACGTAGATGATATATTCTCTTTGCAGCGCAAGCGTGGTGGAGTTGCAGGAAAGCAACTGTCACGTAGGATTGTAGACATTCGTAAAACGACTGAGGTTGTTCGTGGTAGATGTATAACTGTATCAGCGCCTCATTCTTTGTACATCTCTGACGATTTTGTTGTGACGCATAACAGCTATGCCTTGATAGCAGATCCTGTGCGATACTTCACAAATAAGAACTTCAATGGAATATTGCTCCGTAGGACTAATGATGAACTACGTGAGTTGATATGGAAGACACAGGAAATGTACCCAGAGATATTTCCAGGGGCCAAATGGTCTGAAAGGAAGTCTCAATGGACATTCCCTAGTGGTGCCAGACTGTGGATGACGTACTTGGATAAAGAAGAGGACGTACTCCGCTACCAAGGTCAGGCTTTTACATGGATCGGGTTTGACGAGCTAACGCAACATCCTACACCTTTTGCGTTTAACTACATGCGCTCACGTTTACGTACTACAGACCCTACGTTACCTTTGTGTATCCGTGCGACTACCAACCCTGGAGGACCGGGGCATGGTTGGGTTAAGAAAATGTTTATTGACCCCTCGCCAGCCAACGAACGCTTTTGTGCTACCGATCTAGAGAGCGGAGAAGAGCTGAGATACCCCAAAGGACACGCCAAGGAAGGCGAGCCTCTGTTTTTCCGTAGGTTTATACCTGCAACCCTAGCAGATAACCCATACATGTCTGAAGACGGTGTGTATGAGGCTAACCTGCTGTCTCTACCTGAGCAACAGCGCAGGCAGCTCCTAGAAGGAGACTGGATGGTTGCTGACGGTGCAGCATTCCCAGAGTTTGCTGTTAGGCAACATGTAGTAGAGCCTTTTGATATTCCTGATACGTGGATGAAGTTCAGATCTTGTGACTTTGGTTACACCACGTACTCTGCAGTGCATTGGTTTGCCGTAGACCCTGCATTTGAGACGTTGTACGTGTACAGAGAGTTGTACGTGTCTAAGCATACGGCCCGTGAGCTCGCTAGGAAGGTCCTGCAACTGGAGCAAGGCGAGAAGATCATGTACGGGGTACTAGATAGCTCTACATGGCATAAAAGGGGGCATACAGGCCCTTCCATAGCAGAAGAAATGATTGCAGAGGGGTGTAGGTGGAGACCGGCAGACAGGACCGCAGGTTCACGTGTTGCAGGAAAGAACAGACTACACGAATTGTTAAAGGTAGACCCAGACCTTGATATGCCTAGCATTAAGTTCTTTGATACGTGCAGGCAGATCATAGCAGACATGCAGGTTATCCCATCGTGTCCTAAGGGCAGTGATGACATAGACGTAAGATACGCAAGCGACCACGCTTATGATTCTGTGCGCTATGGAATCATGTCTAGACCTAGATCTAAAAGTATATTTGACTTTGGTGATGGTATGGATAGAACAACGTGGAATCCTAAAGACCCTGTGTTTGGGTACTGATTAAAGAGACAGAGAAATGGCACTATTAGATAAACCTGAGTTTGATGAGGACGAAGTAGCATCCCTTGATGACTCTGAAAATGAGTATGATGATGTAGAGCTGTCTGGCTTTGTTGATACAGTACTCGGAAAGTTTCGTCAGTCCAAAGATAAGCGTCAGGCAGATGAGAGACGTTGGCTAACAGCGTACAAGAATTACCGTGGCGTTTATGATAACGATACGCAGTTCACTGAGACTGAACGTTCACAGATCTTTGTTAAAGTTACAAAGACTAAAGTTTTAGCTGCATACAGTCAGATTACAGATGTTCTGTTTGCAGGCAACAAGTTCCCAATTGGCGTAGAGCATACGCCTGTGCCGGAAGGCATTGAGGAAACTGTTTCTATAGATGCAGGTATCCCAAAAGAGCTACAAGAAATTTATGATGAGCTAAATGTAGGCTTCTCAGGGGATGAAGAACTATCTAAAGAACCAGAGCTAGAACTGGTAAAAGATAAAGTAGTGGACGGTACAGGCTTGAGCCCTACTGCCGCTATTTTTGAGCCTGCGCTTGAAGCAGCTCGTAACATGGAAAAGAAAATCCATGACCAGCTAGAAGAGTCAGAAGCCTCTAAGCATCTTCGCCATGTAGCGTTTGAGATGTCTTTGTTTGGTACTGGGGTACTCAAAGGTCCTTTTGCTAAAGACGTAGAGTACCCTCGCTGGACTGAGGACGGTGAGTACGATCCTATCATCAAGACTATGCCTATGGTAGAGGCTCTGTCTATCTGGAACTTCTACCCAGATGCAGACGCCACTAACATGAGCGAGGCGGAGCATGTTGTGTACCGTCACCGCATGTCTAAGTCAGCTATGCGTGAGCTTAAGAAGCGACCTTTCTTCCGTGGTGAAGCCATTGAACGCTGTCTTGATCGTGGTCCTAATTATCAGAATGAATATTGGGAAGACGTATTAGACGATGCTGATATGAACTCCAATATCAATCGTTGGGAAGTACTAGAGTACTGGGGCGTTATTGATACAGAAGAAGCAGAAGATGCAGGCTTAGAGCTAACCAAAGAACTGCGTAAGATGGATCAGCTACAGGTCAATGCTTGGATCTGTGGACACGAAGTTATTCGCCTAGTTCTCAATCCATTTAAGCCTTCACGTATTCCTTTCTACGCAGCTCCGTATGAGCTAAACCCTTACAGCTTCTTTGGTGTAGGTGTAGCTGAGAACATGGAAGATACTCAGAAGCTTATGAATGGCTTCATGCGGATGGCAGTAGATAACGCAGTACTGTCCGGCTCTCTAGTGTTTGAGGTTGATGAGACTAACCTAGTGCCAGGCCAAGACCTATCTGTATATCCCGGCAAAGTATTCCGCAGACAGGGTGGAGCGCCAGGCCAAGCCTTGTTCTCTACCAAGTTCCAGAACGTATCTTCTGAGAATATGATGCTGTTTGATAAGTCTCGCCAGTTGGCAGATGAGTCTACCGGCATCCCTTCATACTCTCATGGTGGTACAGGAGTCAGCGGAGTAGGTCGTACAGCATCCGGCATGTCTATGCTTATGGGAGCTGCAGCACAGAACATCAAGACAGTCGTTAAGAACATTGATGATTACCTGCTAGCACCGCTAGGCCGTTCTATGTTCGCTTTTAACATGCAGTTTGATTTTGATCCTGCAGCTAATGGCGATCTAGCAATACTGGCTCGTGGTACAGAGTCCCTCATGCGAAATGAGATCCGCTCTCAGCGCCTGATGCAGATGATGCAGATTGGTTCTAACCCTGCCATTGCACCGATGATCAAGTTTGATTACATCATCCGTGAGATTGCTGCATCCTTGGATCTGGATGAAGAGAAGATCATTAACGACCCACGTGCTGCAGCTATTCAGGCAGAGCTAATGAAGTCAGTTCAGCAAGCAGCTCCACAGCCTCCACAAGGCGGTGAGGGAGCCGTTCCTTCTGTAGGCAACCCTAACGGTCTGGGTGGAGGAAACATCGCTCCTGCGACTCCTACGCAGCCTGGAGGAGAAGGTTTCCCAGCAGCAGGTCAACAAGCACCAACTGAAGGATAATTATGTTACAGGATAATACGGTCAGAAAACTATTACCAATGGTGAACAATCGTCAGAATGAAGAGCGCATAGCGGCATACGTTTCTGACCGTATTTCCTACCTACACAAACAGCTTGAGCAGTGCAGCACCGTAGAAGAAATGAACAAGGTGCAAGGCCAGTTAAAAGAAGTCAGAAGACTCGGAACGCTCAAGGATGAAGTCACGCAGAGAGTGAAGGAAATCTAATGGGTATATTGAGTCCAGTATCGGGGCAGACTGTAAAGCGAGCCCTAACCCCAACTGCGGTAGCTATTGGTGCATCTGCCCCGTCAGAAGACGCAGAAGGTGCATACATTCCTCTAAGAGCCTTTGCTGAGGCAGGCACAGAGGCAGCAAAGACCCTGTACAAAAAAGCTAAAAAGGCTATTAAAGACGGCATGCCGGAAGATGATCTATACCGTAAATACGGTGTGTATCGCTCTGAAGACGGTGACTTTAAAGTAGACGTAGCGGAAATTAAAGCACGTAACGTTGAGTACATCATGGCGCTAGACAAGTTTATTGCTGCTAGCCAAAACATGATGAACAAGCGCAGGAAAGGTAGCGATACTGTAGGTACTATGGCGGACTTCCTTCCTTCAGACAGTCCCGTTCTTGAATATTTTCCAGAGCTTAAAGATACTAAGGTTCGTCTTACTAGCCCTGACGCAAAGCAGAATGCAGAGGAAAGAAAGACTGGCGGCAAACTTATGGGCGCATACTACCCAGACAGTCAAGAGATAATAGTTTACTTGCCTACTGGAAACTCCCCTTCAGCGGCTATCTCGGAAGAGGCTCAGCTAGGCCGTGCTGCCGCAGCGTTCGGTACCCTTATGCACGAGTTCCAGCACCATCTGCAAGCAACTAAAGGGTCTAAAAACGTAGGCTCTAGTTCATTGGAAGCTGCAGGCAGCAAAAAGCTATTGCAAGATCGTAGAATGGCTGTCAACGACGAGCTAAGGGACATAGAAGAGCTAATCAATGAAGGTCTTCACACTAATGATGATATTACCCGCCAAACCCAGTTACTGGGTGAAAAAGCTACCCTAGAAGACATAGCCGCTAAAAGTAATAACTTTAAAGAGCCGCACCCTATTTACATCCGTGAGTTGGGAGAAGCCGAAGCTAAGGGCTCAGGGCTTAAAGCTCATTTACCTGAAGATGAAAGACGGCAGCTGGGGGTATTCTACCCTACGTCTAACTACCAAGCTAAGCCTACTCTAGATCAGACACAGAAGGCCATAGCTACGGGTGAGATACAACAGATCCCTAATGAAGAAGTGCTCATACGCACTACAGTGCCTGATACTATTCCAGGCTTTAAAACTTACTCTACTCAAGGCGACCCTAAAGCAGTTAAAGGTAAAGGGTTTGTAGATCTACCTAGTTCTGCGTTTGCTGGTCTAGTAGGCCTAGACATGACTCGTAGAGCTTTAACGGACGGACTAGATGAAGAATCTAAAAAAGCCGTAGACGATTACGTACAGGGCCGTACAGGCTTTAAAGCGTCTGATATGTCCTACGCAGAGAGCGACCTAGTTACAGAAGCTCCTATCATTGGCGATGCTTTATTTGCAGCGGACATACTTAGCATGATTGGTGAAGCAAACCAAATGGAAGAGGGCGAAGAACAGCCTGAAGCCATTGATGAGTTTACTGGGGTAGAAACACCCCCATTTAATTTTGAAGCACTAGACAAAGAAGAAGAATCGGATACACCTATGTTTTCAGAGGGTGGATTGATGGATTCAGGAGAGGATATTGAGATGGCGTGTGGCGGCTCACTAGAAAAAGAAGGCATGGGTGTAGGCGGTATCATGTCTATTGAGATTGAAGAAGTACCGCCAGGCTCATTGCCTAATGAAGTTGCGGACGATGTTCCTGCCCTTCTTTCTGAAGGTGAATATGTAGTACCTGCAGACGTAGTTCGTTGGCATGGTCTCAAGACTCTGGAGATGCTACGAACAGAAGCTAAGATGGCTCTCGGTATGATGGCAGAGGATGGTCGCATTAAGACCTTTGGCGATGAAGAGCCTGCTGAAGAGAATGAAGAAGCTGAGTACGAAGAAGACGAGACAGCGGAGTCAGAAGAGCACGAAGCTGAAGAAGAAGACTCAGAAGGCGTCATGTCTATGCCTAAGGTAACAGACATTGACGATAACGACTACGCTAAGCCTATTAAAGCTGCAGACGGTGGTGATGTGCAGACAGCTGCCCCTAAGCCTACATACTACAGCTACACCACTAAACTCAACCCAGAAACAGGTCGTTATGAGTTTGTTCCTGTTGAAGTAGAGACGGGCGAAGTAGTTACTCAAGAGACCTACGACCCTGCTAGGGCTAGCCGCTACAGCGTTAAATCCGTTATGGATGAGATTTATGGCGGACTGGGTGCAGAGGATTCCCCAGCGGAGTGTGGCGAAGGATACGTGTGGGATGAAGAGACTCAATCTTGTGTCCCTGAAGAAGAAAAAGAAGAAGATGTGGTAAAAGGACCTCTACAAGATCCGTCCTCGGGTGAGGGGCCTCAAGCAGAAGGACCTAAAAAGGTGACCCCGTACTCCGAGCAGTTGACTACTAAGATTGCTGAGAACTTGGGTCCTCTGTCCGCAGAGCAGTTAGAAGATCAAGAAGGCGACACCCTAGCCCAGAAAGCAGTTAGCCGCATGATGCAGCCTACCGAAGTAGATACTAGGTTGATGGGACTTCCTTTTGGTATAGCTATCATGGGAGCAAAGTACGCTAAGGATATAGTAGATGTCAAGCGAGCTGCACTGACTCGGTCAGAAGAGTTCAGTTCTGATCCTCTCGCAGAACGTGCGTACAACTACACATGGAGTGATCAAACTAACTCATTCGTTAAAGTTACTCCAAGCACACAGATAACTGAATTGGGCGTATCTGCTGATGGTTCGCAGTACGTCACCGATTGGAATCAGTTAGGTTCTTCAGGCAAAGAGTACAACATTACTAGAGACTTCGACACTCTTGAAGAAGAGGATTGGAATGATATCTTTGATCAGATTGATAAAGACTTTGACGCTATGCCTGCAATAAGCGGAGAAAATACACTCGCTGATCCTGATTACAAACCATCTACTGGAACTTACACCCCACCACCTAAGAATACAGATTCGGGCGGTGACGGTGACAGTGGATCCGCAAATAACGGTCTAGGCTCGGGTAACTCCTCTCAGAGCGAGATGCCAACTCCTACTATTAGCGATTACACACCAACTCCTGATTACGAAGGTTTTGGTGATGACGATGATGGCGGATTTTCAGATAATCCATAATACCAAGGAATACAAACAATGATGGCACCAGAACAAACCCCAGTAGAGGCTCCAGCAGAAGATATGGCTGGTACACCTATGACAGAAGCCCCTATGGAAGATACTCCCATGGAAGAAACTGCAGATACTCCAGAAATGGACATGGAAGTTGTCATGGGTAACTTCTTGGATCTACCAGATAAAGAGCGAGCTATTGCCAGCAAGTTCATCCTAAGCCCTATGGCTCAGGTAATGGATAAGATCCTAGGTCAACCCCTATTCAGCCGAATGAATAAGGCCATGGGCGATAGCACTCTACCAGAGAATGCAGAAGCTCCTATGGCACCTGCAGCGCCTGAATCTGAAGGCATTATGGCACCTGAAGAGACAGCGTAATGGCCTCTCCTAAAGCTACTCGCCTTATAACGTATACAGTATCGGCACAGACAGAGGATCAAGATGCGGTCCTCTATACGTGCCCAGCTAACTGCCGAGCCATGATGTCTCTACTGTTCTTCAGTAATGCTAATGGTAACACTACGGTAGATGTTAATTGGTGGAGAAATAACGGCACGGAGCACGTACACATCGTAGGCGGAAAGAACATGACTACAGGCGAGTACGTTCAGTTCTCAGATGGGATCATAGTGTTTGAGCCTGGCGATTACATGACTATCACACCTTCAGGAAATACTACACCTCATATTGATGCATTATGCACAGTAGAAGAGATGTTTGTTCCTGTAGGTTAATTGCAGAAGTTTAGTCCTCTTCTCAAAGGGACTTATTATGGGCTACCCATTTGGCCCCCAGCAAAAGGAAATACTAATGGCACGTTACAAACGACAGACAGTTGAAGAAGATACTATTGAAGAAACTGTAGAACAACAGGCAGCTCCTGTTCAGGATAGCGAAGAAGAGACGTTTAAAAAGCGTTACGGAGATCTTCGCAGACATATGCAACAGACAATGGAAGCTAAGGATAAAGAACTTGAGCAACTCAAGAAGAAGCTAGAGTCTGCGCCAAAAGAAGAGCCTCGTCTACCTAAGACAGAAGCGGAGATCATGGCATGGGCAGAGAAGTATCCTGAAGTTGCTAAGATTGTAGATTCCATTGCTCAAAAGCGAGCCAAGGAAGCTAGTAAAGAAGTTGAAGATAACATGGCCGACTTGCGCAAGATGAAGCGCCAGCTAGAACGTGAGAAGGCAGAGCATCAACTTAAAACTATGCACCCCGACTTTGATAGCATCCGTGCGGATAAGCGATTCCATTCTTGGGTAAAAGAGCAACCTAAGTATATTCAGGATGCCCTGTACCACAATGAGACGGATGCAATTGCTGCAGCACGTGCCATTGATTTGTACAAAGCAGACATGGGTTATATCTCTGAGAAGCGTAGCGATGCACAGCTAGAACGTGAAGCCGCTAGCGCAGTTAAGAAATCAGGGAAGTCTAGCCCAAGCAGTGCTCAGAGCGGAAAGTGGACAGAGAGCAAAGTCGCTGCCCTCAAGCCGCATGAATACGAAAAGTTTGAAGAAGAAATTATTGAGGCTATCCAATCAGGTAAATTCGTTTACGACATGAATGGTGCTGCCTACTAAAAAGTTTTACTTGGAGGGTTGACATTAGATTCATCTTCTGTAGACCTGATCAAGTTTTTATTGCTAATAGAGATGGATTGGCCTCCGTCTCTTGAAGCATAAGATTACCGCCCGTAAAGACTAACCTCATTACGCTGGGCCTCTAAGTACAGCGTCTTTTGGCCGAGACAAGTACAAAGACACCCCTGCAATACAATGAGCCTCTAAGCGGTCATGCGTAATCTATTTCTGTATATGCACGGTGTGTATACGGATTTACATATGCCTGACTAAGAGGATACTACCATGGCATTTCGCTCAGCAGCGGGTTACACTAACCTGCCAAACGGGAACTTTTCTCCCGTAATTTACTCACAGAAAGTCCAGAAGGCTTTCCGTAAGTCATCAATCGCAGAAGCAGTTACTAACAATGACTACTTCGGTGAAATCTCTAACTTCGGTGATTCAGTACGTATCATCAAAGAACCAACAATTTCAGTAAGCCAGTACTCTCGTGGTACTCAGATCACTACTCAGGACATCCAAGACGATGACTTCACTCTGGTAGTTGATCAGGCTCACTACTTTGCGTTCAAGATGGACGATATTGAAAACGCTCACAGCCACGTTAACTTCATGGACATGGCTACTGATAACGCTGCATACCGCCTGCGTGACCAGTACGACCAAGAAGTTCTAGGCTACCTGTCTGGTTACAAACAGTCTGCTCTGCACACTTCAGCTGACACTGTTAACGATGTTGTTAACGGCACTAAAGCTGATTCTACTGCAGGTTCAGATGAACTGCTCCCTGCTCACAAGCTGGATGCAGAAGACTTTGCTAACGGTCAGGTTGTAGCTGATGGCGACACTATCGCATTGCGTCCACGTTTCCCTGGCCAGCAGTCTCAGTTTACTGGTGCTGGTGAAGCGTCTCCTCTGCAGGTAATTGCTCGCATGGCTCGTAAGTTGGACCTTGCTAACGTAGATACTTCAAACCGCTTCATCGTGGTTGACCCTGTATTCGTTGAACTTCTGAAAGATGAAGATTCACGTGTACTGAACGCTGACTTCGGTGGCGCTGGTCTCCAGAACGGTCTGATCCTCAGCAACCTGCACGGCTTCAAAGTGTACCTGTCTAACAACCTTCCATCTGTCGGCACTGGTGCTGGCACTACTGGTGGTTCTAACGCAGCTAACTTCGGTGTCGTTGTTGCAGGTCACGAGTCTGCAGTTGCTACTGCTCAGCAGATCAGCAAAACTGAGACTTACCGTGATCCAGACTCTTTCGCAGACATCGTACGTGGTATGAACCTGTACGGTCGTAAGATCCTGCGTCCTGAAGCTCTGGTTTCTGCACGTTACAACTTGGCGTAAGCCTTGTAATAGGGGGTTGGGGCAATTGCGCCCCTTCTCCCTTTTCTTGTATCTATAGGTTATTAAAGTAAATGGCTACATACATCACACTAACAAATGAACTACTGCGTAGGCTGAACGAAGTTACCATCCCCGATGCTGACTTTGCTGGCGTACGTAACGTACAGGCGCTAGCTAAAGATGCCATAAACAGTGCTGTTCGCCATATTATACAGATCGCACAAGAGTGGCCTTTCACTTTAGTTACTTATTTACAGCCTTCTACCCCTCTAGTCTCTACCTACTCACTACCTTCTGATGCTTCTTCTGTAGATTGGGAAAGCTTTTACTTGAAGCATAGCGATGCTCTTGGAAACAAGGGCAAGAAGCTAGATATAATCAGCTATACAGAATACCTAGAGAAGTACCGCCCACAAGATGAAGCAGGCGCTACAGGCACTCCTACGGCTGTTTTTCAGACCCAGAACGGAGAGTATGGCCTTACTCCTGCGCCAGACAAAGCGTATGAGATAGAGTACAAGTACTACACATTCCCTACAGACATGGTCACTTCTGATGATGTTTGCATTATCCCTGAAAGGTTTAAGCACACAGTTCTTGACGGAGCGATGATGTACATGATGCGCTTCCGTTCTAACGAACAGAGTGCCCAGATACACAAAGGTGAATTTGAAGAAGGCATAAAGACTATGAGACGTTTGCTCATAGATGATTTCATGTCTGTTCGCTCTACTGTAGTGGTACGATAATGGCGGATAACTTACAGATATTTAAAGCATACTGTGAGGGTGGTCTAAACACTAACCGTGACTTGCTCTCCCAAGGTGAGCGCCAGCCAGGATCTGCTACTCGCATGGTAAACTATGAGCCATCCATTACGGGTGGCTATAGACGTATTAGCGGGTATGCAAACAACTACCCTAACCTTCCGGGCACTGGTCCTACTTTAGGTGTCTGTGTTGCTGGCGGAATCCACGAGGGTATTCTAGCTGCTCGTGAACCTACTACGGGTGATGAGTATTTGCATTGGTGGGAAGAAGCTACGTCTACATGGAATGCAGTAGATGTCAGTACAGCTACAGTGCCTTTAACATTTACGGGTATCCAGCGTATTCGTAGTGTACGATACAACTGGAGTGGCGCACGTGTATTGTTTGTAGATGGGGTTAACCCTGCAGCTACATATGATGGCACTACGTACACTCAGATCACAGACACTAATGCACCTACATCTCCTAGACTAGCAGAAGTATTTAAACGCCACGTATTTTTAGTTAATAGTGGTAGTGACGGATACAACCTATACTTCTCTGCACCTTCTGATGAAACAAGCTTCTCACCTGCTAACGGTGCTGGCGTTATAAACGTAGGCTTTAACATCGTAGCTATAAAGACTTTCCGTGATAGCCTGTTTATCTTTGGTCGTAACCACATCCGCAAACTTACTGGCAATAACATTGCAGACTTTGTGGTTGAAGAAGTTACTAACGACTTAGGCTGTATGGCTACAGACTCTGTAGTAGAGATGGGTGGTGATCTAGTATTCTTAGGTCCAGATGGTTTGCGTCCTATCTCTGCTACAGACAAGATTGGTGACGTTAACCTAGAGACACTTTCTAAAGATATTCAATCCTACTTCATTGACTTAGTATATAACGCAAATGTAGAAGATATTGTATCTGTAATCATTCGTGGTAAGTCGCAGTTCCGTTATGTCTTTCCTGATGTAGAATCACAGGGTGTGCTTGCAGGATTGCGCATGAACTCAAATGGCAACATGTCTTACGAGTTTGGACAGTTGTTAGGCTTGGGTGCTACGTGTGCAGATAGTGGGTATGTAGGAAACGTGGAGTATGTTATCCACGGAGATGAGGATGGTAAGGTACATCGTCAAGATGTAGGCACTAGCTTTGACGGCGAAGATATATTCTCTTTGTACCAGACGCCTTTCTACCATATGGGTGATCCTGAGTTACGTAAGAACTTTCTTAAACTCTCAACTTACTTAAGAGCAGAAGGTGACTGTAGCATTGTAACGGGTATTGTGTATGACTATGAAAGTGTAGACACTCTAAACCCTGCTAACTACGACATAACGTTAACAGGTGCTGCGTCTTACTATAACGAAGCACTATACGACTCCACAGCTATATTTGATGGCAACCCTGCTCCTGTATCTAAGTTGAACATAGCAGGTAGCGGCACATCCATTTCTATAAAATACGTAACTAACGACACGAATGCTAGCCATAGTATTCAAGGCTTGGTGCTCCTGTTTAGCATCAATGACCGCAGATAGAGGTTTATAAAACATGGCAGGATATACACGACAGTCTATAGCAGAGATTATTGCGGGTGCAACGGTACGTGCAGCCCCTATCAATGCTGAATACAATGCAATCAAAGATGCATTCGCTGCCCTTACGGGACACAAGCATGACGGCAATACAGGTGAGGGTGGCTACATCCCCCTTATTGCAGATGCAGACGGTCTTAATAAAGTTGTAGTTGATACGGCAACTAACACTGTAATCTTCTATACAGAAGTTGCAGGTGTTGCTACTCCTCAAGTTGTATTTAAGGATGGAGTGTTTGAGCCTGCCAACGATAACGATATTGATCTAGGTAGCGCACTTAAACACTTCAAGAACGCTTACATTAAGGGCACACTGACCGTTACTAACGTAAGTGCTACTACCCTAGCGGTATCGTCTGACGCCACTGTAGGAGGCTCTCTGACTGTCTCAGGGGCATTGACTGCTAACGGCAATACAACCGTAGGTAATGCTACTACAGATACAGTTACAGTTACTGCAGGTGTAGCGTCTTCCCTTATCCCATCCACTGACGATTCAGTAGATATTGGTAGCCCAACTAAAGAGTGGCGCAACCTGTATGTGGATGGTGTAGGTAATGTAGACACACTGATTGCAGATAGTGCAGACATTAACGGTGGTAATATTGACGGTGCAGCTATTGGTGCTGCTTCTCCATCTTCAGGTGCATTCACAACGCTAACAGCTAGCGGTGGTATTACAGGTACTGTAACTGGCAATGTTACAGGCAACCTAACAGGTAATGTAACGGGCAATGTAACTGGCGATGTAGTTGGTGACGTTACAGGTGACATTGCTTCTTCTGGTACATCTACATTCAACAACGTAACCGTATCTGGTACGTTGAATATGGATGCTGGTACTACAGCAACTATCCAAAACCTAACCTCTCCTACAAATACAAACGATGCAGCTACTAAGGGCTATGTAGATACTTCTATCACTAACCTGATTGGCGGTGCTCCGGGTGCCCTAGATACTCTGAATGAGTTGGCAGCAGCACTCAATGACGATGCTAATGCTTACTC